TCAGACGTGTGCTCTTCCGATCTCCGACTTCTACTTCTTCATCGATTAGATCTTCTGTTACCTTTAGGTGTATTTTACCATTTTCTACTGGAGCTATAGCATTTGCTACTTCTACTGCATTTGGTTTCACAACTGTAACTGCAGCATTTATTGCATTTGTTTTTTCTATTAGATCTGTAGTCCCCTTAAAATTAAAAGATGCATTTTTTATAGCAAAATAATAATGCACATTCTTATTTCCCCTAAATAAATATATGTCTTTATCTAATTTTGCCGTGTTACCTGTAACCGTTACTGTGTAATCATATTTAATCAAATCAACATCCCCTTTCTATTTACTATTTAGCTTATCTTCTAATTCCTCAACCTTCTCCATTGTCTTTTTTAATGCTCCTATTAATACATTGACCAATTGGGTTTCTTCTATTGCTAACGTTGCTTGTGTTTTATATGCTTCTTCTGAATTAGTTATTAACTGTCCAATTTTATTATCAGTACCATCTGAATTTACAAGCATATCCTGGGCTATAGCTGATATTCTCTTTTCACTTTCTCCTATATAATTATAAGTTGCTAAGGCATAATCGTTTTTTATAAAATTATACAAATCATCATAGTTAATTGAGCTTTCTTTATTTAAGTAATTAATATTTTCTTTTAGTGATCTATCTGAACTTGTTTTTACACCATTAGTTGCATATACAACATTCCAAAATCCACTTGTAGAACCTAATCTTATACCCCCACTCGTGCTTGTAGGATTATAACAAGGCATGAAATAGGTATATTCATTATTTGCATCTCTTGTCAATTTAACCATTCTTGTTGAGTTATCATTTGGTGGCGTATATCCTTGTATCCCAAAATAAAGACTGTTGTTACTTGTAATAAGTCCTGGCGATTGTAAATATTCTGTCGCAGTTACTTTGCCAGGAGTTAATTGAGCATAACTTCCATCATTAGATTCTCCATATACTTGGACTGTTTTAGAACTATAAACACTACCATCTGAATAAATTCTAAATAAATATCCATCAGTTGCACCTTCTTTAGGTGCAGTGAAAAATCTAGCGCCTTTTATAGTTTTACCTGTTAAATCATCGAAAGTTATATTAGATGCATTTAAACTATTGGTTTTTATATATTCTCCGTTTAAATAAACTTTTCCATTTTGTAAATATATACCTTGTACTTGTCCGTTGTTTGTAAGAGCATTAAATATTGCTTGTTGTGTGTTATCAACTTTATTATCTACAAGATTTGCCATACCTTCCCAGGAAGTATCTACATAAGGTGTGGTTTCTGTTGTTGTACCATCACTATAATAGATTATAGATTTAGTCCATATGTAATAGCCTCTTTCCCATTCTGGATAGTTTGTATACCAAGTTGTTGGAGGGTCTATTTTAGATGTACTTTTGCCATATCTGTTACTTACTCTAGTAATAGACACACCTTGGTCGCCTTTACCACCTGGAGTACCTTGCTCACCTTTTGGTCCTGTTATACAAACTGGTTCTGATTCGCTTGTTGTATTATTAGAATATGTAGTTACTGTTTTTTGCCATATATATTTCCCACTTACCCAAGTAGGTTTTGTTGTGGACCAACTACCTCCTAATAACTGAGTAGGTGAAGTAGAAATATAGTAAGATATAGATACTCTCTTCATTGTAATTCCTGTAACTTCTACTACATGAGAATTTACATAGTCATCTATAGTCTTACCTTCTAAGCTAAAGTCTGTTGCATTAATTGTTACATTCCCATTTGAATCTATATAGAAAGTAGTATTCCCTTTTGAATCTATTACTTTTAAATTTTTAGCATTAATATATTGACCGTTAAAATAAAGTTTTCCATCTTGCATATATAACCCTTGTATTGTTCCATTTTTAGTAAGAGCATTAAATACTGCTTCAGAATCTGAACTGCTTAATTTATCGTCAATATTACTATTTATTTCATCATTTATTAAATTGTTTATATTTCCTCTTTTTGTATAATAATTTTCAAAATAATTTTTCAAAGTATCTTGATGCACATTTGTTGTAATTTCAATGTCGTTTATTTTGCAATCTACAGTTAAGTAATTATATAAAGCATTATATGCAGTTTGAAAATCATTGTAAGCTATATTGTACTTTAAGGCATTTGCTGTGATTTCAGCATATTCTTCTACTATATCATCTAAAATTATTTGTAATTGCCTTTTTTCAGAAGGTATTAATGTACTATCTTCAAGTATTTCATCTATTCTTTCTTTTTGCTTGGATATATCAGTAGTTACATCGTTAATATAAGAATTAATAGTTTTGCCTTCTAGACTAAATTCTGTTGCTCGAATATTTACATTACCTGCACTATCTATTGAAAAAGTAACGTTTCCGTTTCCATCTGTCACTGTTAATTGTCTTGCATCTATGAAAGTACCTTTAAGTTTGCCAGCGTTTATTTTGTCTGCATTAAGCGAACCTATAAGAGCGCTTTCTATTGCTGCTTCTTGAAAGTATTCTGCAGCATCACTTATTTTTGTAGTTGTTGCGCTTACCTCTTCTGAAAAATCAGTTGTATTTCCATAAGTATTAATCGCTCTTACTCTATAGTACCAAGTCTGTGAGCATTCTACCTCATGGAGAAAAGCACTTCCTTTCCCTTCATAAATCAAGTCAAATGCATTAGGGCTAAATCCTTGTTCTTGACTAGCATAAACTTGATAAGAATAATAAGGCTTATTATCAAAAGTCCAACTAAGAGAAACTGTCTTAAATCCGGCTCTATCTATAGTTACAACTGGAACCGCTGGCAATGTATTAGGATAATCTTTTTTATTTGTTTTATCTACAATATCTTTTACTTCATCTTTTGTTACTGTGTCAGTATTATTTTTATTTATGATTGAGCCTAGTGTTGTCTTTGGATCACCTAATTCTATAGATATATATTTGTCTGCTAATACGTTATAAGTTGTTTTTATAACTCTAGCTTGGTCTCTTATTCCATATTTGCTGTTAGCTATATATACACTATCATCCATGCCTATATATTCTAGTTCAGCTAATCCATCTTCCTTGTATTCTTCCGTTTGGCTAAGCGGTTGAAATTCTATTTTATAAGTCATTTTAGGAAGGTCGCAGCTATTATCGTTGAAATATTTTTCAGCTAGATTTTTTAATTTTTCTTTTGTTGGAGCTTCATCTTCGTCAAATTTGTCTGAAAAATCCATCCATTGACTTTTTACTATATCACCTTCTACATATCTTGGCGATTTTACTCCTGTTTCATCAATATATAGAATTTTTTCAACTTCATCTTCTGTATAAGTAGCATAAGGTTTTATAATATTGATTATTTCTGAATAATCTTCTTCTAACGTAAAGCCTGTGATGTTCTTCTTATAAGCTATAAGAGTGTTATCATCCTTACCTCTTCTAGTAAGTACGGATATTGTAAAGTTATCTCTAAGAAGCTTAGGACCATTACCGAATGTATCTATAAGAGAACCTCTTGTCCCAGCTATAGCACTCAAACAATCTGTTTTTCTATCCATGCTGTAGTTACCAAGCATCTCTATATTACTTTCTATTGTAAATCTACTGTCAGCATCAGATTTTTGAAGCATATGTTTACCAGCATTTTCACATTTTATATTTTTTTCGTTTACATCTTCATTTAAAGAGTTTTTAGCTAAATCAAATGAAATATGTTTTGCATATACAGTCACTTGGCCATTTAGAGGTTTTGATATTGTATCTATTCTAAAAAGCTGCCCTTTTAAGTTATCCGATGCATCAGCTTTTACAAGGTTGTCTTGTTTTAACGCATAAAAAAAAGAACCATCAGAAGGATATACGAGTGTTAACTCGAAATCTCCGTTTGATTCTTCTTCAACTTGGCAAGATATAGCATCTACCAATAAACCTAATCCGTTGCTTTCATACGTTGTAAAACTGTTATCATAAATTCTTGGTATCACTATATCACCTCCATTCTATAATTTATTATTATTTTAGTAAAACTAGCGCCTGTTCCTATAGTCCAAGTTATATTGTTATTACCTTCTTCTAAAACAGGAAAATCACTATACATTTTCTGATTTGCATTTACTATTTTTCCAAGCGAATTAACAGTAGTTGCATTCATTTTTTCACAATCAAGTTGTATATGTCCTTCTAAGGCTTTTAAAACAACTTCTTGATTATTTATATTGATAGTTATGTCTCCTGTTGCATACACATCAATAACAGGCTTGGTTTTATATTCATCATTTTTTATTACAGTATTTTTAGTAGTTATCTCTACTGTTTTATTACTATTAGAGAATCTATAAGGCTTGCATCTGAATTGTGCCTGGAACAATCCAAAGTTTTCAATTGCTTCTTCTATGTCAACATCAGAATTATAAGTCCCTAATAGATAAAAACCCATGTCCTCACTTAATTGTATCTTTCTATTTGCTCCGTTAAGAAGGAATTTCTTTGCCCTTCTTGCTAATGCTGGAGTAGTTTCAACTTTGCTATTATTATTTACAAGCACACAACCAAGTGTTAATACAAAATCTTCATATCCATTGTCTATTGTTAGTGCTCCGTCTCTTCCTTCTATTTCAACAAACTCTAATTTTTTAGAAGGCGCAGAAAGGATATTACTTTCATACACCTTTATTCCATAATCTGTACTCGGTTTATCGTCTAAATATAAAACTATCGGGTCTTTATATTCTGTAAATTCCATTTCTACACCTCCTTATACTGTTAATACTTTTTTTCTTTTTAGATAGAATGCTAGGTCATTTGCTAGAGTTTCTATATCTATTTTATCATTTATACAAGGATTATTTATATTTATATTTATAGCATTACTTGTATTATTTTGTGTTGTTTGAGTTACAGCACCAATATTACCAGTTAATCCTTTAGCAGTACCTATTAAATCCATTGTAGTTGCATTGTTATTCATAACACCAACTACACTATTAGCTAGATTTTTAGCTTTTCCAAGCAAACTATTTTCCTCTTGATCTATCCCGACACCAATACCTTCTACTATACCAACACCGATTATATCTCGCATAATTTTACTTGGTGAATTAATCTTAAATCCAGCCTTGAATCCTTTTACTACTCCACTGGCAAAATTAGATATTTGAGTTCTAAGCCAACTTCCAGCTCCAGATATACCTCTCCATATACCTTGTACTATTTGTTTGCCTATACTTGCCATTTTGCCAGGGATAGAATTAACTCCGTTTATTATTTTATTTTTAAAATCATTAGCTGCTTTTTGACCTTGCGCTCCAAATTGCGATGCAAAGCTAATTGCTTTTGATATACAGCTAGATAAAAATGACCATACTCGCCCTGGCAATGTTGATAATGCACTTCCTACTTTACTTACAAATTGACTTCCAGCTTGTTGTGCTTTCGCAATCATTTGCGATGCCCATTGAGTTGCTTTGCTGTAAGTATTGCTTAGGAAATTCCATACCTTTCCTGGTAATTGTTGAAACCAATTTATAGTATTACTTATAAATCGACTACCAGTTTCTTGCGCTTTTGATAACATATTACTACCCCATTGAGTTACTCTGCTATATGTATCTGTAAGCCATTTACCTATCTTGGAAGGCAATTGAGAGAACCAGTTTCCTATTGAGTTAATCCACATCGGTATATTTGTAGCAAAATAGTTATATGTATTAATTCCCCAGCTAGTTATGGCTCCTAATACAAACCCTAATGCATAGCCTACTTTTCCTGGTAAGCCACTTAACCACGTACCTATTGATGATATCAAATTGCTAATCCAACTTGATGCGCTACTATATACACTATTTGCCCATTGTGTTATAGAATTCCATAACTCTGTAGCTTTTTCTGTTACTGTTATCTTTATTTGTTCCCATAGTTCTGATATTTTACTTTGAATTTGAGGGACTATTTCCATAGCTTTGCTTAATAAAAATTCACCTAGTTTTCCTATTTCTTCACCTATTACCTCTAATATTCCGACAAATAATTCTCCAATTGCTACAACTATCTGAGGCAATGCTTGTATTATTGCTTGTCCTAATGCTATTACAAGTTGAATACCAGCTTCTATAATTAGTGGTAAATTTTCTAATATGCATCTAGCAATTTCAATAACTAATTTTACTGCAGCTTCTAGTAATGTTGGTAAATTTTCTACTAATGCAACTGCTAAGGTTGTTATAATCTGTACTGCAGCTTCTATAATTAGTGGTAAATTTTCTAATATGATGTTAACTATAGAACTTAGTGTATTTGTTATTATATCAACTATAGCTGGTAGATTTTGGCTTATACCATTTACAAGTGCAGTTATAATGTATACTCCTGCTTCAATTACTTTTGGCAGGTTTTCGGCTATGATGTTTATTACTGTAGATACAACATTTACTATAGTTTCAATTAATGTCGGTAATGCTTGCGCTATACCTTGCATAATCATTTCAAGCAGTTTAAATCCAGCATCTAAAAATAATTTTACGTTATTACTCCACATTTTTAGCCATGCTTGGATTAATTGTCCTGCTGTTTCTATTAATTTCGGTGCTACTTTCAAGATTCCAGCTACTAAGTTTGATATTATTTCGCTTGCTTTTGACTGTAAAGCTGGTAAATTCTGATTAATCCCTTGAGCTAGGTTGCTAGCTATACTTTTACCGCTTTCTAGCCATTGAGGTAATGATGATTTTACCTTATCTAATCCACTTTTAAATGTATCTGCAAATTGATCTATAACTCCTTTTATACCACCTTTTTTATATGCATTTGGAATAGTTTCTGTAAAATACTTTTCAAGTGTACCAAATACATCCTTTGCCTTTTCTTTTACCGATTGCCAAGCATTATTTACAGTAGTCCTAAATGTTTCATTTGTCTTATAAAGGTGAATAAGTCCAGCGGTTACTGCAGCAATAGGTATCGCAAAAGCAAAAAATGTTGAGGTAGCAGTTCCTATCATTGTGACAACTCCACCAATCATAGTCCAAGCACCATTGAGGGCAACCATCCAACCGTTCCATAATCCAGCACCCATAGAAAGAGGCAATAACAATAATGTCATTGCTGGTGCTAACAAGGCAACTACACTAGCTACTTTTGCGATTATTGGATGTGCCTCATTGAATTTTGCAACCCAGTCAGCTATAACACCAACAACTTTCATGCCTACTTCTAAAACTTGCCCTGCAGTTTCTATCAAAGGTTCGAACGCTTTTGCTAACTTGTTTTTTGTAGTATCCCATAGCTTTTGTAATCCTTCATCTGCTTGCATAGCTGCACTAAATAAAGTTCCATATGCGGTAATTGCAGCAACTCCTACAATTGGAATTGCAAGTCCAAGATTAGCAGTACCAGTAGTCAAACTTCTCATTAACAATCCGTATCTCGTCATATCTCCTTGTGCAAGTCTTACTGCTACTTTCTGAGCTGAATATCTCTTTATAACTCCTTCAACTCTACCACCTAACGTTCTATATCCTGCAGATAGACGATTTAGTGGCGAAACTCCTAAATTCATCGCTTCACTTAATAATCGGAATTGTCCTGGAGTTGATGCTGGTAATAACATTTCTGGTCTAATTCCATGTGCCTGTAAACCTTGCATACGTTGTGTAAGAATTTGAGTTTGGTCTCCCATTAAACTAGTCATTCTCGCATTAAGTCGTATACTATTAGCTTGTCTTTGAAGTTGCCCCTCTGTAAGTCCTAATTGACTTCTCATGTAGACTTGCCTAAATGTGTTATCATCTAGACTTAATGCAAATTCTGTCATCGCATTTCTTGCTTGCATAGCTTCTCTAGAATAACTTCCGTAAGTTCTCGATGCTCTTCTTTGTTCATTTCTAAGTCTATACATTTCTTGATAGGCCTCTCGTGTGGCTTGTGGCACTTCTCCACCAAGTTGATATTCTAATCTCTGCATTTGTCTTTCGAATCTTTGCGCTTCTCGAGTTGTTCTGCTGAATTCATCTCTTGTTCTAGATGTCGAACTTGTAATATCATCAAAAGCATTGCTCGTACTACTACTTACCTGTCTAACACCATCAAAAGCACTTCTAGCTCTGCTGGCTGAATCACTCGTGTTTCGTAATGCATCACTTGCTCCATTTGTAGCTTGTTGTGTATTTCTTAACGTATCACCCATAGAATTAGAACTATTTTCAAACTCCCTTAAACTCTCTCTAGCATCATCTAATGCATTATTCCAGTTATGAATATCAAGATTTAAATAGCCTGTTGCAGTTCCTAAGTTTGTATCCGGCATTATTTACCCTCCTTTCTTTGTTTTTTCCATGCTTCTGATATAAATGTTTTTTTCTTTCCTGTTTCTTGGTCTATTAGATCTTCACTCCATCGTGGTTTTTTCTTTTCTTCAAGTTGGCATGATATATACATACAAGCTTCATCAAAGCAAAAAGCCACGTACTCATCTTTTATTCTTGCTATTTCACTTGGTAATCTTCTATATTTCTCCGACTGATTGATTATTCTCAATACGTTCTTGCTCTTTACGAAAGCTTTTTAGCCCGTCAATTCCAGCTTGAACATAAGTAAGAATTGTTGTTTTCATTTCTAGTGGTAGCGTTATACCTATTTCTTTTATTTCTTTATAGCTTGGATTTACTAATGTTTCTTCACATAAAAACTCTAATAGCTCTCCTAACTGTTTTAAAGCTGTAACATCTCCTTCTATAGTTGCTTTGTTTACAGTTTCAGTTTTCCCGTTAAATACTTCTGCTGCTTCTTGTAAAAGAGTATTAGGTATTTTACCTTCTGTTATAAAAGCTAGCATATCTGGTCTTTTTAGCTCAGCTATAAGTTCTGTTCCATCTTCAAACTTACCTAAACTTACTATCTGAGTTTGTTTTACTCTTTTTAATTTTTCTAAACTTGTTACTTGTAAATTTTCCATTATCTATTTCCTTTCATAATAAAAACCCCTCTAAAATTATTTAGAGAGGTCTATTTCATCTATAACATTATTTTCTTCTACAATCTTATTTTCTTCTATATCATTTGTTCATTCTGATACTGTATCATTTGGTAAAGCAGTTACTTTTTCTATTGTATAAGGTGCAGTTCCTTTCTCTGGTCTTGATTGAATAGTATATTCATTTGAATAATATTCACCATCTTTAAAACTTAAAGGCACTGATTTTCCTTTACAACTTGGAAATGTCACTTTTGAAAAGTTTCCAGTGTCTCCATCTGTTCCTACTTCTGCAGAATAAACTTCAACATCAAACGATGTTTTTGATGCATTTTGTCCTACTGGTGGCGCTGTATATTTTTTAAAAGTTTTTCCATCTGTATCGTATTCGATAGTACCTCCTTGAATAACTTTAAGAAGCTCAGGACACATTACATTGTCTTTGCAAGTTAAGTCATAACCAAGTACAGTATCTTTAGCTTCTCTATTTGCATATATTTCACCCTTTAGCTTAAGAGTTTGTTCTTCGCCTTCTGAAACCACTTCTTCTGTTGAAATTTCATCAGAAGTTTTGAAACTAAAAATATCAGTTTCAGTTACAACTCTAACCAATGATACATCTGATAGTGGCATTTGATTTATCTTTTTTACTGTAGCTGCCATATTTATCTACCTCCTTCTCTATATACATATCTGAAATACGAAAGTTTTGTATAATATGCTTTCATATCATTATCAATTTCTATTGCATACTTATCATAATTTTTTCTTAGTTTGCCGAATTTTTTTATTGTATTTTCAACTTGTTTTATATAATCCTCAACCTTTGAGTATTCATTAAAAGGATAAAATACCCATAACTCTATGCTTTCTTTTTTTAGATTCTTACTACTTGAAGTATCTTCTGTTCCAGCTTCATAAATCAATACAAATGGGTCTGTGCAAATTTTATCCTGTTGTCCAAGTGAGTACACTTTTAATCCGCCAGTTCTAAGAAATCTATATAAATCCTGAAACATTAACCTCACCTACCTTAGAAGTATACTTAGTCCAGACATAACCTGTGGACCTATTTCATTTATTGTTGGCATTATAATTGGATAAGGTCTTGTACCAGGGTGATTGACTTTTTTAACAGGATGACTAGCTCCTTGCCAATACAACCAAGGATTCCCTGTTATAACATGTGGTGATGTTCCTTTTTCTAGATATATCCCATAATTAACTCCGTGTGATAATGCAATACTTAATACATTCTCGTTTTTCCATTCCCATGATGCATTAAGTCTATTTCTAGCATCATGTGTCCTATCTGTCCAAGGTTTATTTACTCTTGCGTGATTTTGAAGTTTTGTAGCTGAGCTATTAGCATATATTTCAAGCGCTGCTTTTGTTCTATTTCTTTTTTGTTCTAACATATCCATTAACTCGTCAATATTCATGCTAAAATTACTCATCGTAGCTCACCTCTTGTAATCTCATATCCGCATAAATATCCATTTTATTTACATTTCCAATATCTTTAATTTGATATTTATAGCCATTTATATATATATAGTCATCTTTCTGTATAAGCTTCGCAGTCTCATCGTATACAACTAAAAAATATATACTTTTTTCTTTTATTACCTCTGCTTTATTTTGCAATGTTATACTTTGGCCATACTGATTATTTGATTCATGATATAAGCCTTCTATTTCACATACTAATTCAAGTAAGTCTGACTTTTCTCCAAAATCATTTGTGTAAGCTCGCTTAACCACTCCTAAAGAAGGGAGCTTTTTTATTGCTTTTTCAACTTTCGATTTGATTTTTTCTTTATTTATCATAAGATCTTACTTCCATTCGGTCTGTATTTTTTAGCAAGCCTTAACCAGTATTCTTTATTGTTCGGCAAGCTTAATCCCCCTGGTAAGGCAATACTATCATCTTCTGCTTTGGCTAGAAGGCATTCATAAGCAGTTTTATTTATGTCATAGTTATTTTTTTCTGCGTAAAATTGGAGTTGTTCATCGCTAAAAAAGGGAGAATCACTCTCCCTTAAAATTAGCTTTAGCATTTCTAAATCATCCATCTAAATCACGTCCTATTATTTTTTAAATTTAGCAAGTACTATTTTAGCATCGTTAGTTTTAGCTACTCCATAGTATTTAGCAGTTGTTAAATCATGTATTTGTTTTTTAGGGAACCATTCATGATCTAAAGAAGTATCTTTTTTAAGGAAGATTGTTATTGCTGGTAATTCATCTTCTGTATATTCTGTTTCAGGACTGTCTGGCTCCATTTTTAATATTGGATTTAAATAGTATTGGTTAGCTGCTGCCACTGCATTAACTTTATCGCCTACTTTTAAAGTAGAACCATCTAAAGTTTTCTTTTTATATTCAGCTAAATTATCTTCTGTTATAGTCACTGTCCCACTGTCATTTTTTTCCGCTTGAACTAACATAACTTTTTTAGATTTTTTAACCCAGCAACCAGCTATTTTACCTATAGCTCCGTTTACTGCTACTCCAGCAGTGAATTTATCAGCTGATAAAAAGTTAGAATCTTTTAGTAAAGTTGCTTCTTGTTTTGGATGTATAAACATAACCTTTTCTATTCCATCTTCTTCATCTTCGAATTGTGTTACTGCATCAACTATACCACTGTAAGATATTACAGCTAATGTACCTCCAGCTACTCTATTAGTTCCAGTATAAGCAGCATCTAATACATCATTATCAACTTTTTGAGCTATAGATTTTGCTAATTGAGTTTCAGCTTGTGCTACTGGATTACCTAATCCACTATTAATAGATTCTTGAGTTATAGATACAGCTTTCATAGCTTTTTTTATTGTAAAAGTAGTTGACCCAGCTTTTAATCCTACTGTTCCGACTTCTTCACCTTCAGCTACATCTTCTGCATCTCCTATGTATTCCCAACTTGGTGTTGTTTTTGTATCCCCTGGAACACCTTGTAATGTTGTATCAACTTTTGCATATGGTGTTATTTTACAAAGTGCTTCTACTTTTGCACCTATCATTGGACCCATAACCTCTGGGTTTATAATATCTGCTAATTTTGTTGTTGCCATATATCAATCATCTCCTATTCATTCATTAATCTGTTGAATTCTTCTTTATTGTTGTTGAAAAATTCAACTCTTTTACTGTAAGGCATTTTCATTAAATCTGCCTTTGTTACTTCTCCAGCACCTCCACCAACTCGTGGATGATTACCTGTTCCCCCAGTATTACCTGGAGCTGGATTTGATGTATCAAATAAATATCCATCGCTTTCCTTCAATGCAGTTAATTGTCCTTCTAAGCCTTCTAATTTACCTTCATTAAATTTTATATTGTCTAAATCAAGTAAAGCTTTTAAAGCCTTAGCATTCTTACATTTATTGTCTTTTAATACACTGTCTAATGCATAATTAAAATCCTTTTGTGCTGATTCTTTTTTCAGATTTTCTATTGTAGCTTCATGATCTTGTATTGTTTGTTGCAATGCTTCATTGTCTTTATTATTTTTCTTCAACTCTGTTATAGTTGTATTTGCAGCTTTTATTTGTTCATCTAAATCAGCCTTTTGGCCTTTTAACTTTGTATATCTTTCGTCTGCATTTTCTAAAGATGTAGTATATATTTTTTCTTCTTTCATCTTTGCAGTAATGTTATTTATTTGTTCATCTGTTAAGCTTTGTGCTTTTAATATCTCTTTAAATTCCATATTTCCTCCTATATTTACACTTTTTACAAGTCCGTTTCTTGAATATAGTTTTTAGTTTATTCTTTTACGTCTACAAACTAAAAAAAGACATAAAAATAAGGCTTTACAGCCATTTACATCTTTTCTTATACTTCTTATAGTATTTTTCATAGTAAGTTGATTTCTCACCTAACATTGCTAAGTCAAATAAGATGTTTGGACTTATAACCCAGCCCATTCTTACTCCTATTTTAAGTAATAAATTTCTCATAATACACCTACAATTCTATATTTTCTATTTCTGCTCGTACTTCTAATATATCTCTGTAAAATTTCATATATATTAATTGTGCACATAATATTTCGTATGAACAATTTGGAGTAAATTCCAAAGTTCCTTCTTTATAACCTTTTAACATTCTTTGTAATCCAGCTATTCTATTATCTAGTTGATAATATTCAGCTTTAAATCTATCTTTAAAATCTGTTCCTAACATTAAATCTACTGTATCTTGTAATTTCATTTATTTACTCTCCTTATCCTTCTAAGTATTTTACAAACTCTTTGCCATTTGTACAAAACTGTGCTATCATTGCTTTCATTAAGCCATATGACATTCCAGAATGACCTTGACTATCTAATTCATTACTAGCTCTTTTAAAACTATTTTCTGCTTTTTCTTGTAATATTCCTTCTATTTCTAAAGTGCAATCCAATTCCATTCCTTCATAGAGGTCTTTGGCTCTTATTGGAACAATTTCATCCCAATACTCCCACTTGTCTTTAGGAAGTATTTCATGACCTCTTTTAATCCAATTAGGAATTCCTTCAATTCCTCTTATTTTTTTTACTCTAGCTTTATTTAAATAACTCGCAACTTCTTCTAATAATTTAAAATATTTTCCACCATTTCTTTCTACCATTCGACCTACTCTATCTAAAGATTTCATTTGTCCTTTATCAAATGCTAGTTTAGGAAGGGCTAACTCAGTGAGGCTATGCATTGGATTATCATCTTCTTCTAGCACACAGAATAAAGTTTTATTAGGTCTTTTATTACTATCATCTATTACTTCTGCTATACTATATACTCCTGTCATTCTAGGAGTTATAACATATAGACAATAATCACATATTTCTCTTTGTCTTAACTCTTCTTGATAACATTCTTCAGTCCAATCATCTACTACTGGATTAAAATAATCTATATTAAGCATTGGAATCAATTTATCTCTCCATTTGCTATCGTTACAAGTTCCACCTAAAAACACTTTTTTCATGTTATCCTCCTAACAACAATTTCTACATCTTATAAAATTCGGCTTTCTGTTTATTACTTGAGATTTCAACTTGAAAGCTTTTCTCCATTCTTGTTTGATTTCTTTGTTAGCTTTAGTTCTTATTTGATTATTTATAGAATTTGCATCTAAAAACTCTGTAATTTGATTAATAAGTTTGTTAATTTCTCTAGCAAATTTTATCAAACTATCTTGGACTTCTTCTCTATATCCTAATACAGTTAAGTATTCTTTTAGTTTTTCTTCACATAGTTCCATTATTTATACCTCCCATGCTTCAAACCATTTATCAAGCTTTTCATTTTTACCACCATTAACCCAGTCTTTTAACTCTCTAGCTATATCCTCTAAGTCATCTTCTATAACTGGTAATAGTGTACATCTGCCAAGTGGATGGTCTAAAGGTACTTTATTTTTATCGAATTTCTTTCCGTTTCGTTCTTTACATAAATCGCATACATTATCGTCTGTTCCGCTTAGCCATTCAACTTTTTCTATATATGGATTATGCTTAGCACTTTGCCTTGTTGCTTCTTGGTATGCATGATTTATATAGGTATTTGCTAATCTATATGAATTAAATTCAACCTTGTTTTTACTTTTAGGATGAATAGTAAACTTTTCATATTCTTTTTTATAATCCGGATTACAATAAACCTCTAAGTCTTTAGCTATCTCTTTACTACCTTTCCCACTAATAAAACCATCTGTAAGTATATCGTTTATTGTTTTTACAGTCTTGTTGTGATTACTCCAAAGTCTGTCAGAAAGTTTTATGTTATCTTTGTATACTCTACCTGTAATAACATTGTCTAAAACTTGCTTATTCACTTTGCTAAACATATCTTCAAAGCTACTAGATAGAGGTTTACATAAATCACTGTAAAACTCTACTTGGCTTTGTGTATAGCCTTCTATGGTGTTTACTATAGCCTTTTCTATATCTTTATTAAGTCTTTTATTAAGCTTCTTATATTCCTTTTCTAGATACTTAGCAGTTTGTCTTAAATAGTCATATGTCATCGTATCTGGATTAACTAGAGCCAATCTTTTAATCAAATTATTTGCTACTCTCTTATATGCTTTTTTTATTTCTCTAGTCATCTCTTTTTCAGTTTTATTCTTTTGTTTAAAAAAATTATTCAACTGGATCACTCATTCCAGATACATAACTTTCTTCTAATATTTCTCTTTCTAATGCTATTTGTTTTATTTCAGCATCAGCCACATCATCTGTAACACCTTGCCATTTCTTGATGAATGTTTTTCTAGACATAGCCTGTGCATTTACTTGTTGCAAGTCTAATGTCTTTTCTTCGTCTTCATCTTCCTGTAAAGGATAGTTATTTTCTACTGTAACAGTATAATCAAGTTGCGGTAATTTTTCTATTTGATATACTTCTGTAATTTCAAGTATTGCTCTTATTAACCACTCTAAAGCTGGTCGCCATGCCATCATCTTCTCTTCACATCTAGTAATAAGTTGCCAATACAGTGCTTTCATAGTTTTGCCTGATGTCATCATGCCTTTTAGCTCGTCATTTGATAGCATTGGTATATTTAGCATCTCGTACATATCTGACTTAATACGTTTTAATGAGTTTTCTATCTTGTCTCCATAATTAAAGTCTGTCGGTATTGTACCTAGTGCAGCTTGTTTCCCTTCTGCTGTAGGGTCTGTTGGTACGTCCCAAAATGCTCCAGGCTTTAGTTGAAATTTTTCAGATGCTTCTGGGTCTATGTCGACACCATAAATAATCCTATCCATACCTTTTCTAAGTGTGTCTACATCTTCTGAGGATAGTCTGTTATATTGAATTTGATTATCTAGAAGCTCTTTTACATCAGATTCTCCGAACGGGTCTCCACTTAGTCCATCGTTTATTACCACATAACAAGGAATACCGCTTAATTGTAAGTCTACATCTACGTTTATAGGCTCTATTAATATCCCATTACCATTGTAGATGCCTTCGTTAAGAATACATCTACCATCTATCATTTCATACTTTTGTTTCCAAATACGTTGCTTATCTTTTTCAACTTCCTTATTTGTCTGATAGAAGAATATTATCTTTTTAAGTTCGTTAGGATTTTCTTCGTCACTCTCGTAGATAAATTCCAAGCTAGGTAAAAACATTATCCTAATCTCTTTTGTATCTTGGTTAGCATATAATTTAATAGCAGCTCTTTTACCGATAAAGCAGTCTCTAGCACCTTTTACAAGTTTTTCTGAGAATAGATTATCTTTTAATATTTTATTCAAATAAAGATTTATTTCTCCAGCTTTATCTTTATCAGCATCAGTATCATTTTTAGGCTGAATGTATAACTCTGGAGTCTTACCGAATAAAAATCTAGATTCTTCTTTTATAAGCTTTTTAATCAGATTTGTTCTTTTTTCTGTCTGTGTATAGTCTTTTTCTTCTGACTTGTCTATAAAATTTTCTCGACCTTCGTATATGTCATATAGTCTTAGTATATCGTTCATTTCTTGTAATACTGCCGAGCCATATAATCCAGCGAGTTCAGCAGTAACAAACTCTTGATAACTATTAAGCATCTTGTTTCCTCCTTTCTATCTACTGTGATAATGTCTTTTATAATCTGCAACCTCATAACCATCTAATGCATACCAAATAGCACTCAAAGTATGAGGGTCTATGTTAAATTCATCATATATATTCTCACCTTTTTCATTTTGCTTATATGTTAGATCCTTCAATTCTTTTTTTACATTAACACATTTAGTTGAGCAATATATATGCTTAAATCTTTTTACTTTTTTAGTATTTTGAAGCCTAGAGCCTTGATATTTTTTAGCATCTATCATTTTAAAACCTTCTTGCTGATAAAATCTAATTGTCTTGGGCTCAGCGCTATCTGCTCTTATTAACTCTTTATTTACTCTAAATTCATCTATTTCTTTAGCAGTCTTATCATCTGTCATATGATTTTTATAATATTCCCAGTAAATATACAAATCTTTATTCACATCATCTATAGCAATTCTAACTAATGCATTGTATGAAGTTTCAAATCCAAAGTCCATACCAGCTCTATAAAATCTAGAAGGTATAGAACCTACTTTGGCCATAACTAAATCGTGGTCCATCATTTCAAATTGCGGTAATACTTTGGTACCATTTATACCAAATCTACCTTGTCTAGCTACTCTATATAAATCTGGGTCGTATTCTTTCATGTTATCAAGCTCTTTTATATAGTCTTGAGGTAGAAAATAATTGTCATCGCAAATGGAATGATGATAATATGTATTATTTGTCTTGATAATTCTTTCAATATAAAGTTTTTCATCATCAAGTATTTTCTTATTATTTTCTTCATCAATAAAAAAATGCTTATAAGTCCAGTTAGCCTTTTCTATAGGGTTTTCACTAAGTATAATGTGATTACTGAGTGTAGGATGTCTTAAACGCCCTAAAAGTTCTTTAAAGCCCTCATATTTAACCTCGGAACATTCTTCAACCCATATAATAGATACACCATTGATGGATTTTAATTTAGCCGGTTTATCCATACCTTTAAAAATTATCTTGCTTCCATTAGGATATGTTACTTGCATTGGCGATGTCTTAAATTTAAGCATATCGTATATCCCCATATCTACTGCTACATCTTGTAAAAGTGAAAAGCAGCTATCTCGTATAGTGTCATATACTTCCCTTACAACTAATGCTAATCTCTTTTCTTGTAATAATTTTAGATGCAGCTTTTGGACCACATGATAACTTTTAGAGCTACCATAACCACCAACAAGAAAATAAAATTTATAATTCCAATCTAAAACAAAATCTTCAAAGTGATCATTGCAAGTTATGTTAATTTCCATTTTTTTCACTTGCCTTATTGATTGTTATTGTTAGGTTTTTATCCTCAGCATCTTTCTTGTCATATATTCCTAGATGTTTACCGAGTAAATCTAATGCTTTTAGTTTGTCGCATAGTTTTATTTCCCTTTCTGTTATTTCTCCATCTTCTGTTGGTATGTTTTTTATTTTTACACTTGCTATAGCTGCTAAATCTTCTTCTTTTGCATCTGATTTTACAGTAGCTTGATTTAAATTTATTACATCTCCAGGATTAACAAATGCTATCTTTGCTAACTCCCTTAAAACTCTATCTTGATTAATACCTGTCCTTCGACTTCTTTCCGCTATAGCTTTGTCTATTTCAGCTTTTACGTTAGGTTTCGTTAAGTTTTCACAACCAATTTCTTTTGCTGATTCCGTGCTATATCCAGCCCTAATAGCCGCTTGAGTGGCATTAAGGTCTATTAAGTATTCTTCTACAAACTTCTTTTGTTTAGCTGTCAATTTCGCCATTAATACCACTCCTTTCTAATTTATTTATCAATTTATTTCTATATCTATTATCATTCGTTAATCTAATAAGACTTTCTATATCTCTTTTACTTAGCTTATCGTCTATCTCTCTTTTTATAGCCATAATAACCAGTATCTTAGCTTTATAAAAATTATTTACATGTGTATGCCCGTTTTCAAATTTCTTGTTTGTATTATGTACAACAAATCCGTCACTACATCTATAAATTGAATACTCTTTTCTTTGAAATATTTTTCTACTCATTTAGATCAACTCTTTCTTTGCACAACAAAAGGAGCCCATGAAGGGCTCTTTTTCAAATTGAGTATGAGATTAAAATCTGTTTCTGTTGTTGTATGATAGTAATTACAATTAGCAAGCTACAGGATTCGAACCTGTATCACATGGGGGAGTGATTTCCATTACTTGCACGTTGCTGAGGTTTTACCCCCAGCCATTTCCTGTCATAACTAAGTTGTTAATTATATACTTAATACTTAAGGAGGGCACAAGTCTGTGCCAAGAAAAAACCAATGTTTTAAAAAAACTGTAGCAATTATACTAGTCAAATAGGTTACCAGGCTATCTGACATTCAATAAGAGTTCGTAAAGAAAACAACCTTTATATTTTCCTATAATACAAATATACTATAGTTTTCTGTCCAAAAAAGGAACTTTTACGGAAATTATGAGGTAACTTTACGGAACTTTTACGGAAATCATATAAGTGATTTTATTTTATTTATTATATCATTCCTCATAACTCTACATTTTTTATCTGAGTAACCTATTTCTTCTCCTACATCTAACCAGCTTGGTGCTTTTTTTCTATTAGAGAAATATCTAAAGCTAACAAGTCTTTTCTCTTCTTCTTTTAGCAGCTCTAGTGCATTTTCTATTTTTCTAATTTGTCTCTCTTTTTTATGTATCTTATTTTCTATTTCTATTATCTGTCTCTCTTTTGCAAGTACTTCATTTTCAACTGTATTGCTTATGTTATTTGTTTGTCCTGTTCTTTCGTCAGCATAGCTAATAGCTTTGCATCCCTTGTAATCTATTTCTAAATATTCTAAATCTATTTTTAGACTGTTTAACTCTATTTTCATAGAATTATAATTGTATAACTTACCTTCTGCATCTGAAAATGTTTTATCTTTTTCTATTGTTTTACTAGCCACGCGCCCACACTCCTGTTATAATATTATTAAGGAATTTGTCGGAATGTGAAAGCATTCCTTTTTTTATGTCAATTATTTGTATTTATCTTCTTTGTGTAGTCCAATTTTCTGGTATCCAATTTTCTGGTGTTGGAACGTAAAAACTTTGTACACAGTCACCTAATATTTTTTTTACTTGACATTTGTTGCAATCTTCATTGCTACTACATTCTTTTTTTATTATTAGTAATGCTTTTTTTATTGATTCTTTTCTGTCTTCCATTATTCTTCCTCCAATAAGTTTTTATTCTCGTATATATTTCCTATAACTGTACCAAATTCAACTTGGGCATCACATATCAATTCTTCATCTCCATCTGCATAATAATCAAAATAGCAAACAAAGAATGCTCCTCGTTTATATACTATTTTTCCTATATGTTCCCACGTTGAACCTATTTCTCTATCGTCTACTCCTTCTAATCTTATTATATCTCCCTCATATATTTCTTTGCCGTTAGCATCTTTATAACCTGTATATTGTCCAGCACTTTCCTTATCTACAATAAATACTTCTCTAATACCAGCTGTTACGTATGCATTAGATGAACCATCTATAAAAATTGATTGATGTAATCCATAACCATAAACCCATCTTTTATCGAATTTGTCATATCCTCTGAATTTAATTTCTCTCATTTTTTATTTTCCTCCTATCAAATGAATTGTATTGTTTTGCTTATGATGATCATATATAGTAACATCTTTTCTTTTTATTTCTATAACCATGTTATATGTGTATCTATATTGTATTGAGGATAACTCAAATTTGATTATCTCTAATTTTTTAGCTTCAATTTGTCTTTTCATAAATTCAATATCTATATCTTTTATTTTTACTCCTGGTACATATATTGGTAATATTATTTTTCTATAATTATGATTTTTCATAGCATTAATAATCGGATTTACTACTCTCTCTTTATACATTGTCTTTATAGCTTCTTCTCTATATGTATACTCTTGTATTTCTTCATCTTCATCTAACATAGTCAATATTACATTTCTTACCCTCTCTGGTCTTAAATTGCAGTTCTTGCAATTAAAAACTAATAATGCACTTCCTCTTAAAATTCTTATAAAGTTATCACATCTACAATCACATTCTTTATGCCAGATGCCCTTTTTTATCTTTATTCTTTTATTCATATAGTCCCTCCAATTCCTTTTCAGCTAATTTAATTGCTTCCAATGTGCTATATCCCTTTTCTATGTATTTCTTAGCCAGTTCGACTAATTCTTTGTATCTTGCTAATACATTTTTCATAAATTTCTCCCTAAAATGTTTTTTTACTCATTCTTCCAGCAAAATAAATTAAGAAAAATCCTAATGTTACCATTAACCATTTTAAAGTATATAAACTCGGATTTCCTGCAGTTATATATACAATTGCATATCCAATTACCAATAATAACATGTACATATTTATCATCTCCTTTATATTTTGTGTTTAGTATTGTTTCTTTTCTTCTTGTTCTATTTTTATTTCTATATTTGTTATTGCATATTCCATGGCTTTTTGTGGAGTTAAATTATATTTTTTAATATATTCCCTAGCCAGTTCTACAATTTCATTCACTCTGCTTAATAGCAAAGCTTATCACCCCCTTTTTAGTACTTGTAATTCTTCAAGTTTCTTACAATCAACATACTTGCATTTATCTTTACAGTTATGTTTTATAATCGTTCCTTCTCCATATGCTCCTACTATTTGTGGTCCTAAATAGTTGCTGCAGTATTTATCGCCAGTTTCTTTTTTAAAGTATTTACATTTCATCTTTATCACCTAATTTTCTGTATTGCTCTGCCATATACTTACCCCCTATTTTCCAGTTTTTTTGCGATTCTGTTTTGTTTATATGCTATCCACTTTTGTACTTCTAAAGCATCAATATCATATAATTCTTTAAGCCATTCAATTCCTATTAGTACATCAGCTATTTCCTCTGCCATGTTGTCAGCATCCAATTTGCCTCGTTTTGCTTTGCTTATTGCTTGAATTAATTCTGCACATTCTTCCATTGCGATAGTTGTAAATAATTCCTCATTTTCTGATGCCTTCATGAAGTATTTTATTGTATTTTCTTTTTTATTCATTTTTTTCTCTATTCCTTTCCATTTCTTCTTTGTTCATATTCCCTCCTAAAAGGAGGTCAGTTGATTATATTTCACTTGAGCTCCAATCATTTTTTTACCTAATCAACTAATAAGTAAGTTCTTATATCTCCATTTTTAAAATATATGTTTATTTCTCCATGTTCTAATAAATTATCAAAATATATGTTTATATTTTTCTTAATAATTAACTGCTTTAAAGAGCTTATATAATTTGTTCTTCTTGTTTTTTCTGTTATGTTTTTTTCGAGTTTAACTGCTAATATAGCATTAGTCATTTCCGACATTTCTATTGCCTGTATATCATTTGCTATATGCATTAATCTTTCTTTTGTTATCTCTTTCATTTAAACCTCCTTATGCTGTTATTCCTAATTCAATCAGTTTTATTTTAGCTTTATCTATTCTATGTTTAATTGTATTTTTTTCTACTCCAATCATTTTTGCTATTTCTATATTTTTAGGGTATATAACTTTAATTGTGGAAAATAAAAGAGAGTGAATTAAAATTTATCACTCTCTAATACCTCTAGTAGTTGTGGAATATTTACTCCAAAACCTTCTGTTAATTTTGTACTTCCTACGAAATCATTCCAACTAAATGCCGTAGTAAATGTATATGTTTTGTTACTTGTATTTGCTCTTGTATATTTAGGTTTTCTAGTAGCACTTGTACCGAATAGCACTTTTGCTCTAAGTACCTCAAATGAGTAACCTCTACCAGCTTTCTCGATGTTCTTAATCAAGTTATTTAAACTCTCTGTATAAGCATTTGTGATTCTGCAAGTAAAGTAATTAAATATCTCGTACTGCCAGTTATCAACTGTTTTAATAACATCTTGATAGTATTTCATATCTTTTGGGACAGCCTTTTTCCAGTTCTCATAAGCCCTTAGAGCATCTTCTCGATTATCATGTTTATAGATATCTCGGAATTGTTCCTTCAACTCATAGGCTAACTTTAACTGTGGAAAATCGATAAACATAATTTGCATATCCCAAATCTGTCTAGCATTTAAATCTTCTTTGTTCCTTAGTAACAAGAATCTATCTTTTAACAACTTAGACCTTCGTTTTTTATCTAATGAGCCTTTAAAAGCCTTTCTCTCGCCCTCTAGTGCATTGTTGACTAATTGTATTACATGGAATCTATCAACGATTACCTGAGCTTTTGGCAACTCCTCATATACTGCCTCTTTGTAGTATCTCCACATATCTATAGTTACTACTTCTATGTTTTCCTTGTTAGGCAATTTACTTAGAAAAGCCTTTACATCAGTTTTTTTACGGCTTGGTTGAATATCCAATACCTTACGTCCAATTATATCAGTATAAACGGCTCTCATTGACTTATTAAGATGTGCTTCGTCTATCCCTAATATAACTGGTGTAAGGAAGGTCATATCCTTTTCTAGCCTTTCTATGTAAGCATTAAATATTCGCTTTACTGTGGTAGGAGAAACACTATATTCTTCTGCTATATTAGCAAATGGCTTTTTAAGAGATTCTTTTTCTATTTGCTCTCTTAAACGTATAGTGATTTTATCTCTATCGTCGATGCTTTTATAATGCTGACTAAATGTAGTATCGCAATATCGACATTTATATCTGTGTGTATGTATTTCAATCCCTACACGTTTCCCAAAGCTATTTAAATCCCTCACAAATCGCTTAGATTTGCCATGCTTATAATATTCAACTCCACCACACTCTGGGCAAGCCACAGGCTCTTTAACTGGTCTTACTATTACCGTCATATCGTGGTCATCCTGTATTGTGTCTAAAACTTCAAATTCCGGTAAATTTAGTATATTCATATTAACTCCATTCTAATCTTCTATGCTTGATAAATATTCTATAGCTGCTTGTATTTCGCCTTCATCTCCAAAATCTATATCATCTACATAGTCTATTAATTCATCTGTCATATTATCACATCCATATTTATCTTCAAATTGTGATAATATACAAGGTTTATCGCCTTTCATTCCATAACCAGATGGTTTCATTGTGTAATCAAAAGTTTCACCCTCGAATAATAATTCTTTTTTTATTTCACCATTTTCAAATGTTATTGTTAATTTAGCCATTTATTTTACCTCCCAATAACTCTTTTATATTTATTAGAATTTCTTCAAAATTTTCATTTTTGCATTCATAATATACGCAACTTTCTCTTTCGATATTGAATTTACATTTCATATCAATATCTTTTACTCCTCCAACTTGATATATTTCTGTAGCTATGTTATGTCTGCAAGTAGTACAAGATTGTCGCTCCTTTGAATTTAACAATAAATGATAAGCATATAAATAATTTTTTAGTTTTTTATCATCTGACAACTTAAAATTATCACTAAAAGTACTCATCATGAAAACCTCCCTTAAAATAAATATACCTCATTATACCACATTTAAAGTTATATAGTCCACAATTAAAGTTATTTTAAGTAATAAAATTTATATTCACTTGTCAAAGTACGTTTTATCATTAATCCACAGTTATAGTTTCATACCCTATTTTTATAACCTTCTGATTTCTTTATAATGATTTTTCTTATGTCATATATTTCGATTTCTATTTTTTTTAGTACTTTTAATAAATGTTCTAAATCAACTTTAGAAGTATAGTCATCTTTTTCATAAATCATAAGGTCTTTAAATGTTAAACCTTCTTCATCTTCAATATAATCATCTATTGAATTTTTGCACGTATATTCTACTTTTCTTTTTAAAGTTTTTTGTTTTGCTACATAGCAATTTATTTCACTTTTTATACAAATATAAGCATATGTACTAAATTTAGCACCTTTACTTGGATTAAATGTATTAATAGCTTTTGCTAATCCAATCATACCTTCTTCTATGTAGTTTTCTCTATCGCTTTCTGTAGTTTTTTCATAAGTAAATTCTTTGTTTATAACTGAATAAACTAATCCTAAATTTTCTTCTGCTAACTTGTTTTTTTCTTCTGTATTCAATTTCTTTATATCCTCCTATATAAAACTTAGTTGTTCATACTTGATTGTTTTTATTTCTTCTTTTTCAAATTCTTCTACTGGATCCTTCCAACTAATTCGACCACACGTATAGCAACATTGATTTGTATTGTCACAGTCTTTACAACATTGATTTTTACAAATTCTATTTAAATCAAGTTCTTCGTTGCTTTCTATTTGTTCCAGCAGCATTAACTCTTTTACCGAATCCATTCTCTCACAGCCTAAAGTTGTAAGATTTTCACATTCAAATTCCATTCTACAACTCCGTTATTTCTACTATTATTTCGGACTTCTCAGCAAACTGTTTCTTTGCTATCACTTCATGAATATATCTATCGTCTCTCCATGCTATTCCATTTAATCCGTCTAGTACTGCCTTGATACAATTATCAATATCCTTTTTAGTTGGTCCTATTTTGTCATCTAGAGCCTTATTTCGTTGTTTCTTGCTATAACTTTTCGGTACTTTGAAATTGAATAATATTTCAACTCTTAATTTCTCACCTTCTAATCTAGGTCTGTTTCCGTAAGCTAAACTACATGTTGTTTCAAAGTTATGTGTTTTTCTAGGTGTATATACTTTTCCATTCTTTCCAAGTCTAGGTCTTTCTTTTGCTATTGGTTCTCCTGGAATAAGAAATCTAACTTTGTTTTTTTCTGTCATACTTACATTTCTTATAGCTTTATATGCTGTGTTATCTGTATATCCTTCTCCATTTTTATTTAGCTGATATCTCTCCATTGTCTTCCCCCTTAAATTGTATTTTCCAAGTTTTGCGATAAGGTTTCTTTTGTTTTGCTAATCGTCCTACATTCTTGCTAGAGCTTTCTATGTCGTATAAATCAGTAAAATATCTTGCTACTGCATATTGACTTTGAAACTCTAATACTTCACCTGTCTTTATATTTGTAGCTATTACAGGTTTTGCTTTATAATTTCTATTTAGCACTTTTTATCCCCCTCTGTTTTCTATATGGCTCTAACATTGTTACTAATTTATGTACTAATATTTCTTTGTCTTTTGTTATTTTCGCCTCACTGTTTATCGCTGGTCCTCTTTTTTCTTCTGCACGATATTCTTCTCTACAAGTATCACTACAAAATCTTTGATTTGCTCTATTACTTGTATATTCTTTGCCGCAATGCTCACATATTTTTTTATTAGCATTTTTTATAAAATTTATTTCCCATGTATTTTTATATGGAGTGTCTTGTCTTATAGCTGATGCTACAGCTCCAGCGTATATTTTCTTGCCATATACACCTGTAAGATACTTCGCTACTGCATTTTGGCCTGTAAATTCTAATACTTCTCCAGTTTTTATATTTTTCACTTCGATTATATTTTTTTCCATTACTATTCACCCCTTTTCTTTACTTCTTTTGTTTCTAGTGATTTCAAATAGACTTGCAACTCCTCAGGACTTAGTTTGTATTCTTTTACTTTGCTGCATTTTTTCTCGCTTTCGTAATTGCCCTTTAGGACTATCTCTCCTGGTTGAAAATAGTAAACTCCACCTTGATTATCTCTAGTTTTAACTTGCTTTACATTCAGATTTCTCACTGATGATTTTTCTTTTCTAGTGCATCCACATGATTTTGTGTTTCCAGATTTCAAGTTGTATTCTCTGACGGATACTGTATTTCCGCAGCTACACTTACATATCCATTTTCTTCTACCACTTGATTCTTGATCTAAT